TGCCGAGATCGCCCAGATCGAAGCAGGTCTTAAATACCGCACGCAAGCCATCGCCGAGCGCGGCTATGACGCAGAACAGGTTGACCGTGAGATCGCGGCGGAGCGGGAGCGCGAGCGATTGCTGGGGCTGGACTTCCGCAGACCGGGATCTCCCGCACAAGGCGTGCAAGCGGTGCCCGGCTCGGATGCAGATGACAGCGAAGACACCGACCCGACAGATGAAACCGATATCGCGGAAAACCCTCCGCGCAATTCTGAGGACCAGCCCTGATGCTCCATGCTCGCATTGCCACGCGCGCCTTCAACACGCCGCTTCTGGTTGAGCCCTCCAAAGCCATGGCGTTTCTGTCGGGGTTAGGGCCGCGCATTCTCGGGCGACAGGTCGAGATGGTGGAAAAAGACACCGCGCTGGAAAGCGCGCCGATGCGAACGGCCCGTGCGAGCATTCTAGCGGGTGGGCTTGCAGAGGGCTTTAGTCAGCACGGTGAGGACCTCTATCCAGTGATTGATGGCATCGCCGTGATCGAAATTTCCGGCGTGCTCATTTACCGCGGCGGCTGGATCGGCCAGTCCTCTGGCCAGACCAGCTATGAAGGGATCGCAGCACAGATTGATGCGGCGGCCAGCGATCCTAACGTGCGCGGTCTCGCGTTGGAAATTGACAGTTTTGGAGGCGAAGTCGCGGGGATATTCGACCTCGCCGATCGCATTCGTGCAATTCGTGCCACCAAACCTGTCTGGGCCTTCGTGGCGGAGCACGCTTTCTCGGCAGGCTATGCGCTGGCCAGCCAGGCTGATCGCATACTGCTGCCCCGCACCGGGGCAGTCGGCAGCATTGGTGTCGTCGTGATGCATGCCGACCTCAGTGGCGAGCTTGATCAGGACGGTGTGCGCGTGACCTTGATCCATTCAGGGCGGCATAAAGTGGATGGCAATCCATATCAGCCCCTGCCGGATGCCGTTCGAGATGACATCCAGCGGGAAATCGATGTGCTGCGGTTCCTCTTTACGGAGACCGTCGCGGCGGGACGTGCGGAACGGTTAAGCCAGGAGGCCGCCCTCGCAACCGAAGCCGCCACCTACCGCGGGGCAGACGCTGTCGCCGCAGGGCTCGCCGATGAGGTCATCGATCTGCAGCGCGGTTTTGCTGCCTTCCGACAGCGCCTCGCAAACACGCCAACACTCGCACCCGCGCGCGCATCGCGTGCGACAGCACTCCAGCCCCGCAAACCAACCCAACCGAAAAAGGAGGCACAGATGGCCACCCAACCTGACACCACAGACAGCACTGCAGGGAATGATGCGGAAGATATCCTGCATGAAGAGACTGCCGACGAGGTAAGCGTTCCACAAGATGGTCTTTCCACCGCCGGTGAGGATCAACCTGCCGCCCCGGCCTCGCCCCCTGCGGCAACCGCACCGCCGGTCTCGGACGCAGCGCAGCACGGCAATCTGGCAGAGTTGTCGGCAAAACTGCGCAACGAGGCCGCAGATATTGCTGAGATCGCAGCACAAGCTGGACGGCTTGGCATCACGATAGACACGGAGAAAGCTCTGCGCGACGGCACAGCCCCCGAAGCCTTGCGCCGCTTGGTTCTGGAACGTGCCAGCGCCGCCGCAGACGCACGCGATATCGTCGCAGCGCCGCCATCGCCGGTCATCCCCAAAAGCGCCGAAAGCCCGATCGTGGCTGCCGCAAAACGCGTGGCCTCTGCAGGTGCAAAGGGCTAAAACTCTCTCTCATCCCTGAAACCCTGACACCCTGTCACCTGATCCCCCGCCGCTCTTCCCTGGCGGGGGATTTCTTTTTGCACCCAGATCACAAGGATCCCCGACATGACCGTGCTCCGACAGCCCGCCACCATGGGCGATGTCCTCAAATATGAGGTCAACCCGAACTTTACCCGCGAGAGCGTGACGCTTCTTGCGGGCACCAATTACCCAGTCGGCGCCGTGCTCGGAAAGATCACGGCCAGCGGAAAGTACAAGCTGGCAACTTCGGGCGGCAGCGATGGCGCGCAAACAGCCGCAGCCGTCCTGCTCTATGCGGTTGACGCCACCGATGCTGATGCCACCGCCATCATCCTCGCCCGCGGCCCAGCCATCGTCTCGAAAACAGCGCTCGCCTTTGATGCCACCGTCGATGACGGCGCGAAGATTGTCACCAAGCACGGACAATTGACGGCACTGGGCATCATCCCACGCGACACCGCCTGATCTGGCAACCTTTAGCTGTCGAGCATCCCCCTGACATTTTTTCCCGGAGTTTTCCCATGACCATCACCCGCAATCCCTTCGACGCGGGCGGCTATTCGCTCGCAGATATGACGCAGGCCATCAACATCCTGCCCAACCTCTACACTCGCTTGGGTCAGATCGGCCTGTTTCGCTTTGAAGGCGTATCGCAGCGCTCCATCGTGATCGAACAGCGTGAAGGGGTGCTGAGCCTGCTGCCCTCGGTGCCACTGGGTGCGCCCGCCACCGTGGGCACCCGTGAGCAGCGTTCCATGCGCAGTTTTGCGCTGCCTTGGATCCCCCATGATGACGTGATCCTGCCCGCAGATATCCAAGGCATGCCTGCCTTGGGCCTCTCTGACGCCGCTGACCCGCTGGTCGAGGTGATGAACCGCAAGCTCACGCTGATGCGCCGCAAACATGCCCAGACCCGCGAATACATGGAGATGAATGCCCTACGCGGTATCGTGAAGGACGGCGCGGGTACCACGCTTTACGACTATTTCACCGAGTTTGGCCTTGAGAAGATCTCTATAGACTTTGTGTTTGGCACTGCTGGCACGAATGTGCAGGGCAAGGTGCGCAGCGTGCTGCGCGCCATGGAGGACAATCTGCTTGGCGAGACCATGACCACCGCTCATGCACTGGTGAGCTCGGAATTCTTCGACAAGCTGATCAGCCACCCCAAGACAGAGGAAGCCTACAAGTTCTTCTCCGCCACCGGTGGCCAGCCGCTGCGCGAGGACATGCGCCGGGCATTTCCTTTTGCGGGGATCCTGTTCGAGGAATACAATGGGTCTGTCACGCTCTCGAACGGCACCTCCGAGCGGTTGATCCCCGCTGGTGAAGGGATCGCCTTTCCGCTGGGCACCTTCGATACCTTTACCACTTACGGCGGACCGGCCAACCTGCTCGAGACCGCAAATACCATCGGCTTGCCGCTCTACGCCCGCCAGATGATCGACGCCAAAGGCCGCTGGATCGATCTGATGACCGAGGCCTCGATCCTGCCGGTGAACAAACGGCCCCGGATGGCGATCCGCCTGCACAGCGGCAATTGATGGATGGCCAGCTTGTCGGTGTTTACCGCAGTGATCGACACGCTCTTCGCGGACAACAACATCGCCTGTGATGCGATCTACATCGTGGGCGATGGTCCGACGCAACTCGTCCGTATCGTCACACGCCGCGCGGATGACATCACCAGTTTTGGCGACGCGCGCATCTGGTCGGAGACAACCCGCGTGGACCTTCGTGTGGCCGAGGTGGCGACCCCGCGTCCTGGCGATCGCCTTGAGATCGACGGCGACGCATTTCTTATTCAGGGCGAGCCCATGCGTGATCGCGAGCGGCTGGTCTGGACAGTGGATCTGAGGCCTGCATGAAACTCAATGTCACCATCACCCCCAACCTCGCCGCACTCATGGCCGCAGAAATCAAAGCTGGCGAACAAGCGGTGACAGCGGCCATGCGCGCAGCCGGGACACAGCTCAAATCCGACTGGCGCGGGCAGATCACGCAAGCGGGGCTTGGTCGTCGGCTGGGCAATTCGATCCGCAGCCAGACCTATCCAAAGGTCGGGGAGAGCATCGATGCCGCAGCGCTGGTGTGGTCGAAAGCACCGGTGATCATCGGTGCCCATGACACCGGCCCGTTAATCCGATCCAAGGATGGCTTTTGGCTCGCAATCCCGACAGAGGCGGCAGGCAGGGGTGCTCGCGGCGGCCGGATTACCCCCGGCGAATGGGAGCGGCGACGCGGTCTCAGGCTCCGGTTTGTCTATCGCAGGCGGGGACCGAGCCTTTTAGTGGCTGAAGGGCGGCTGAATGCACGCGGAGTTGGTGTTGCATCACGCTCAAAGACGGGGCGCGGGCTGACCACAGTGCCGATCTTTCTGCTGGTCCGGCAAGTCAAGCTGCGCAAACGGCTGGATTTGGCGCGCGATGCGAAGGCCGCGCAGGAGAGGATACCGGGGGCGATTGTTGCAAACTGGGTAGCAGGGAAAATCTAGTAAGCTGCTGATATTCAATATCCAGCCTCACGCTGATGACGGATAGCCAGCACCACAGCCGTTTCACCATCAAATCGATAGAGCGATACATATCCGCTGTCACCAAACGTGATGAACCATTCGCGAAACTCCGGTTCCATGTCATCGACCGGCCTCCCTGCACTAGGTTGATCGCGTAGAATTCGCATGCCGTCACGGATTGATTTAGCAGCGCGGCGGGCAGCTTCAGGATTTTTGTCAGCCAGAAACCCATACAGACGCTCGACATCCCGCAACGCTGCGGGTGACCAGATCAGCTGCGGCATTCAGGAACGTCTGCCGCTTCGCCCGCTTCCAGCTTCGCGAGCCAGTCATCAGCCTCAGTGTGAGTGACATATTTGCCAGTGGCTTGATACTCTTTCCAAGCTTTCAGCCCGTCCTCGCGAAACGCTTGGCGCTTCTCTTCGCGCTCGACAAATTGCGCTACCGCCTCACGCAGCATCCAGTGAGTTGAACGATCCTTTGCATCCGCAAGCCGCTTCAGGCGATCTCGCGTCTCTTGATCAAGCTTTATGGCAATTGGTCGGACGGCGTTCATAGAATAATCCTCGCTGGTATTCATAGGTATTACCTCTAACACAGTCACCCTCACTACAGAAGTCACAATTATTTAGAGGCGCGGAAATGCCCACCCCTCGCGAACACATCCTCACCGCTCTGGCGGACCTGTTGCGCACGGTGCCTCATGTGCCGGTCCTGCGCGGCGAGGTGCTGCCGGAGCGCATCTCCCCTGCGGGTCTGATGATCCTGCGTGACGGTGATCCCGGCGATCCTGCAGTGACGCTGTCGCCGCTGATCTATCACTTTCAGCATCGCACCGAGCTTGAAGTCATCGTGCAGGGTGAGGCCCAGTCTGCGCAGCAGATGCAAGGGTCCGGGGGGCCCTTGCAAGGAACAAACGACCGCGACACTGCCTTTGCAGCCCTTTGCGCCCAGATCGGCGCTGTCATCCGTGCAGACCGCACGATTGGCGGGCGGTGTGACTGGGTTGAGGCGGAAGCGCCGCAGCCGGTGGACCTGCCCGTCGAGGGGGCGGCCAGTCTGAAGGCGGCGGTAATTTCGGTCGTGCTGCATTATTCAACATCAGACCCGCTGGCCTGACCCACCCCACAACCTGAGGAGAACACAATGGCACGCGCACAAGGAGCGCGGGCGCAGATGGCGCTCGCCTACGAATCCGTCTACGGCACGCCGCCCGCAAGCGGTTATTTCAAGATGCCGTTTGCCAGCGCGACGCTTGGCGCGGAGCAACCACTGCTCGAGTCCGAGCTGCTCGGCTATGGCCGGGATCCGCTCGCGCCGATCAAGGACGCGCTGACCAGCGATGGCGACGTGGTGGTCCCGATTGATGCGATCGGCTTTGGGTACTGGCTGAAGGCCACCTTTGGCGATCCGACCACGACCGGCGCGGAGGCTCCCTACAGCCACGAGTTCCGCTCGGGCAGCTGGACCCTTCCAAGCCTCGCCATCGAGATTGGCATGCCAGAAGTGCCGCGCTTCGCGATGTACGCGGGATGCGTGGTCGACCAGCTGTCCTGGCAGATGACGCGATCCGGCTTGCTGACTGCCTCCGTCAGCCTCATTGCTCAGGGCGAGACCCCGGCGGCAGCCACCGGCGCGGGCACACCGACCGAGATCGTGCTGCAGCGGTTTGGTCACTTCAATGGCTCAATCACGCGCGATGGCACAGCACTTGGCAATGTGGTCTCGACCCAGATCACATATGGCAACAACCTCGATCGCATCGAGACGATCCGCGCCGACGGCAAGATCGACGGGGCTGATCCCTCCATGGCAATGCTCTCGGGCAGCATGGAGGTCCGCTTTGCCGATACCACGCTGATGGACCAGGCGATAAACGGCACAACCTGCGCGCTTGAGTTCGCCTACAGTCTGCCCACCGGCGAGAGCCTGACCTTCACCGCGCATTCCGTTTACCTCCCGCGTCCGCGCGTCGAGATCGGCGGGCCGCAAGGCGTGCAGGCGACCTTCGATTGGCAGGCCGCCAAAGACGCTGCCCTGGGGCGCATGTGCACCGTCACGCTCATCAACGATGTGGAGGCCTATTGATCATGCTCAGACTTGACCTCTCGACTGACCCGCGCTGGCTCGATCTCGCCCCCGGCGTGCGCGTGCGCCTGCTCCCGCTCACCACCGCGCTGATGGTGACCACCCGCAACGATCCCAGCATCGAAGCGCTCCCCGAGGACGCCAGCAATGAGGACCGCGCGCTGGTCTTTGCCAAAGCGCTGGGGCGGCGCGCCGTCGTGGAATGGGAGGGCGTGGGTGATATGGACGGCAACGTGCTGGACCTCACCGCCGAAGGTGTCGACGCCTTGCTCGACATCTATCCAATCTTCGAGGCCTTCCAAGCGGGCTACGTCGCCAAAGCACTGGTGTTGGATCAGGAAAAAAACGTCTCCGCGCCCTTGCTGACTGGCACTTCAGCGGGGGCGATCGTTACTGCGAGGCTTGCGAAGCCCTCGAGGCCTGCAAAGTCCCGTGCCCGGACTGCCCGCAAAAAATGAACCGTCCCCAGACCTTCGAGGGTTTGCAGATTTGGGACCTGGTTGGACGCCTCGGCGGCCAGCTGCGCGCAACCCAGCAGACCATCCTTGGCTGGGACATGGGAGCTGCGCTGTCCATGGCGCGTGCGCTCGGCATCAACGGCCTCGCGGCCATGGAGCTGCTGCCCGAAATCGAGGCGGTGATGGTGAAACGAGTCAACGAACGGATCGGAGATTAGCATGAGTGAAAAGCGCGTCTTCGTGCGCCTCGCTGCCGTGGGTGGACGACAGGTCAAGGCGGAGCTGACTGGCATTGGCGACGCTGGTGTACGCGGCCTCGGTCGGCTGTCGCGCGAGGTCGATGTGGCTAACGCGCGGCTTGCTGCCTTCACGCGCCGCGCCAAGATTGCAGCGGCGGCCGCCACTGTCGCCGTTCTGGCCGCCGGTGCTGCCATGATCCGCTCGGGGCTGCAGACCATCGACGTGACCGCCAAGCTGGCGCAGTCGCTCGATACAACCGTGGAGAGCCTGCAGGTGCTGGAGCGGGCCGCTGACCTCTCGGGCGTCTCCATGGGCAATGTCGAGCAGGCAACGGTGCAGCTGACACGGCGGCTCAGCCAGGCTGCCGCCGGTGCGGGTCCTGCCGTCGATGCCCTCGACCGCCTTGGCCTGTCGGTCAGCGAGCTGCAAAATCTGCCGCTCGATCAGCGCATCGCTTTGATCCAGGACCGGCTGGCGGGGTTGGTGCCGGAGGCCGAGCGCGCTGCTGTCGCCTCCCAGCTTTTTGGCGATCGCGCAGCCCTCGTGTTTACCCGCATTGACACCGCAACGCTGCGCCAGGCCACCGCTGATGTGAATGATTTCGGTATCGTGGTCTCCGAACAGGATGCGGACCAGGTCGAGCGTACCAATGACGCAATCTCCCGCCTTGGTCTGATCTGGCGCGGCGTCTCGAACCAGCTGGCGGTGGCCGCAGCACCCGCTCTTGAAGCAGTGGCGGATGCGCTGGCGGCCATGGCGCGCACGACCGGACCTCTTGGAAGTGCCATCACAGGCCTCTTTGAGAACATTGGCCGACTGACCACATACGCCGTGACCTTCGCAGGCGTGATGGCAGGCCGGTGGGTGGCGGGGCTCGTGGCCGCGACCTTCTCGGTCAGTGGGCTGGTGACAGGTCTGGTTTTCCTGCGCGCAGCGCTGATCCGCACCGGCATCGGCGCTCTGATCGTTGGCGCAGGCGAGCTGGTCTATCAGTTCACGCGGCTGGTTTCTGGCGCGGGCGGGTTCGGCAACGCGCTGGATCTGCTCAAAGATGTGGCGGTCGAGGTCTGGGACCGGATATCGCTCAGCGCGGATGCGGCTTGGGCGCGCGTGGAAGCCGGATGGGCCACGGCGCAGGCTGGTATTTATGATGGGCTGCAAGATTCAACAGCGGCGGTGGTCGGCTGGGCAAACAGCACCGTCAACACCTTCGAGGGCACATTTCTTGCAGTGCAGGCCATCTGGGGCGCGCTGCCGGATGTGTTTGAGCGCTTTGGCGCACTTGCGATCAACGGTCTGGTCGAGGTGATGGAGACCGGCATTGCGGGCATTACTGAGGCGATCAACGGCGTGTTGACCCTTGGCGGTCTGCGTCCCGACTGGGCCATCGCAGCGCCTGATCTCTCGGAATGGAAGTCTGCAGTCCCGGAAGCCGTCAATCTGGGAGAGCGGGCGCGGGAGGCCTACGACAGCGCCTTCTCGGACAATCCCTTCCAGGTGCCTGAGCTCTTTGGCGGCATGGCAGATGATGCGCGCGGTCGGGCAGGGGGCTATACCGAGGCGGCAGGCATGCTGTCAGACGCAGCTTCGCGCCCCATGACCGCATGGCAGGCGCTGAAGGATGCCATTTCTGGTGCGGGTGATGAAGGCGAAGCGGCGCTGGAAAGTGCCGCTACCTCAGCGGATCGGTTCAACGAAGCGCTGGAGGAAACCGAGGATCAGGCTGGCCGCGCAGGTGGTGCGGCAAAGCAGGCGGGCGCCGACGCAGCGGAGGGTGCAGAGGCAGCAGCCACTGGCTGGCAGGCGGTTGTGAACGCGGTCAGCGAATATGCCGACAAAGCCCGCGATGTGGGCGCAGACATCGGCAACGTTCTGGTCAGCGCGTTTCAAAGTGCGGAAGACGCCATTGGCAATTTCGTAAAGACCGGCAAGCTGGATTTCAAAGGCCTGGTCACATCGATGATCGCGGACCTTGCCAAGCTCGGGGCGCGCAAGTTTATCCTCGGGCCCATTGCCAATGCACTCTCCGGCGCGCTTGGCAATCTCGGCGGCATGTTTGCCGGTGTGTTCCACCAGGGCGGTATGGTCGGTGGTCCTGCGCCCTCGCGCATGGTCCCGGCCATGGCTTTTGCCAACGCACCGCGCCTGCATAACGGCGGTTGGGCCGGGCTTAAATCCGACGAGGTCCCGGCGATCCTGCAGCGTGGCGAGCGCGTACTGAACCGCCGGGAAGCCCAAAGCTACAGCGGCGCGGGTGGGCCGCGCGACAACGCCCCCGTCGTCAATATATCGATACAGACCCGCGACGCCGAGAGCTTCCGCCAATCGCGCACGCAGGTCGCAGCCGATATCTCGCGCGCGGTCTCCATGGGCCGGAGGGGCATGTAATGGCGTTTCACGAGGTGCAATTTCCTGACAACATCAGCCGCGGCGCACGCGGCGGGCCGCAGCGGCGCACCCAGATTGTTGAGCTCGCGTCGGGCCGCGAGGAGCGCAACGCCAGCTGGTCGGCATCGCGGCGGCGCTACGATGTCAGCTACGGCATCCGCCGCGTGGATGATCTGCACGCGGTGGTCGCGTTCTTTGAGGCCCGCCTCGGGCGTCTCTACGGGTTTCGGTTCAAGGACTGGGCTGACTACAAATCCTGCGCCCCCTCGCAGGGTATCTCCGAGATGGACCAGGTGATCGGCGCCGGGGATGGTGAGACGACAGCGTTCGCGCTGACCAAGGCCTACGGCACCGCGCCACATATCTATCAGCGCCGCATCGAGAAGCCCGTCGCGGGCACAGTGCGTGTCGCTTTGGGTGGTGCGGAGCAGTTCAATGGCTGGCGCATAGATAATGACACCGGGATCGTCACGTTTGATGCGGCTCCGGACTCCGACGTCTCCATCACAGCTGGCTACCAGTTCGACGTCCCCGTCCGCTTCGACAGCGATCTGATGGACGTCACCCTCGATATCGAACGCCTCGGCTCGATCACCTCAATCCCGCTGATCGAGATCCGACTGCTGTAATTTATCCTGCCTGAGGCGCTGTACTTAACCCAGCTGGCCTCGCAGGCCTTACGCGACCCACATTCCTTGTTCACGGAACCACATCCCATGCAGACCTATACCGCCCTTGAGCATCGCCCGGGCGACACGCCCCAGCTGTACGACATCGACGGCGGGCTTGTTGCGCAAAACGCGGACGGCAAGGTCGTCCGCCTCAATTCCAGCCAGCAGGTCACAGCCGTCGCGCCTGTGCCAATCGAGCCCGATGAGCGCTATGCGTTCCGCGCGGTGTTTCGGCGTGCCACTAACAGCCCTGATCCGTCTGACGACGCCATTGCCTGCGGCATCGACTGGCTGGCGGCGGACAAGACTGCGCTCTCGACCACCACTATTGAGACCATCCTAAATTTGAAAAACGCAGAGGGGCGGCGTGAGGTCCGCACCTGCGTCGTGGCAGAAGCCGATGGCCCCTCCAGCGTCGTGGCTCCAATCGGCGCACGCTACGCAGTCCCATGGGTGCGCACATTCGGGATCAACCACGCCACTGACGTCGAGGTCTGCAGCCTCGAGCGGCTGCCCTTCATCTCGGTGCCCGTCGCGCGCACGTTCTACGTCACGATGGACGGCAAGGACGCCAACGAGGGCTCATCGCTGACCGCGCCATTAGCCAGCATTGTCGAGGGCCACGAGCGCGCTGCCGCTCTCGCGCCTGCGCCCTGCATCGTAATCGTTCACCCGGGAGAGTACCTTGTACCGCCAAACACAGAAATTCCGGCCAACTGCGCCCTCTACGGCTATGATCTGCGCGTCACCAAGCTGATCTTGTCCAATGCTGCCGGAACCGCCCCTGCGACTGGGGCACAGCGCAACAACAACATGTTCCTCATGACCAGTGGGATCAAGGTTCGGGGCTTCACCTTTACCGGCCTTGAGCATGAGCCCTTCACGCTTTCGGGTGGCCCGCCCAAGACCGGCTACGCGTTCGTGTTTAAGCCGGGCGAGATTATCATTCGCTCGCCCTACATCTCTGATTGCTCGGTACTGCACGATCTTACTCAGCAACAGCTTTCTTTGCCGATTGACAAGGCCACTGGCAATCCGCTGATGCCTCTTGGCGCTGGTAACATTCTGGCCGATGGCTCGGCTCTTGATCTCGACAGCCCATTAAGGTCGGTCGTGGTGGACAGTTTCACGTCGATCAACCCTAACGGGGTCGCCTACGCGGTGACGCGTAGTGCATTCGTGCAGCTTGTTTCAGTCTTTACCAACTGGAGTCGTGTCGGGATTTGGGCCCACCAAGGCGGCCAGATCACGATGGCCAACTCCAACAACACCTTTGGAGACTATGCGTTCGCCTCCACCGGGTTCAGGAATGTGATCCGGATCAAAGACACCCTTGCTGGCCTCGCGACGCAGACATCATCAGCCACTCTGATTACCTCTCAGCTTGAAGCGATCCTGACCAGCCTCATGAAAGTACGCTACCCGACGATGACAGGCTGGGGTGGCCTCACTACTGGTGAGATTGCCCTTACAGAGCGGTACACTCGCACCTTGCTCAGAGCGATTGTCAACGACCTCAGTTCAGGGCAGGATAAGGCCGCTCAGGCATTCGCCAAGGGCCGGTTCAACTGGAATGCTGAGTACGCATTCGCGACTTCGCTCTTGCAAATTTTCGTGGACAGTTGGGAGCAGGTTCGGCTTGAGCTTCTGGCCCGTCTTACGGTGGCCAGTGCCCAAACGATGGTCACGTCGCTAATCAACCTGATTAAAAATGTCGCTCAGAACCCGGCTTCATACCGAGTCGGCTTTCCGTCTGTGATCGAGGCCACTGGCCAGCAGTTCAGCAATGCGGGTTCGGGAGTCAACTACAACTCTCTGCCGTTTAGCCAGCGAGGCACCGGCGAAAATCCGGATCCGCTTCTGGCGATCTTCAAGGACGACGGTGGGAAGGTTTACTCTACCTTCTCAACCGAGGTGGGCGACACCTATCTGGGCGAGGATCTGCGAGTTGATTTCGAGCGCAGCACGATCGAGGGGCAGGCTTTCAGCCGAGGCGTTCAAAACATCGCTCTGCCTTTGATCATCGGGCTGGGCGGTTGATATGAGCCGGATCGTCACACCAAGGCCACCCTCTGCGCTGATTGACGCGGCTCGGCTGAACCTGACTCAGAATTGGGAGACGATCTATGCGGTGCCGTTTTTCTCAAACATTTTGGGGGCAGCAGGGCAAGGTCAAGCTAGTGCTGACACAGGGGCAACATTCACATTTGCGACTGGCATCGCCTCATCGCTCTTGGTCGCAAACAGTTCTCTTACACCCGCAGTATTCTCTGCGAGGGTTTTCTCTGGTCGTATGTCCACCCGGTCGGTCACGCTGGCAGCGCAGGCCGGGGCAAACAGGCTGGAGCTCAAGGGATATGGACCACAGGACAACTTAGGCGGCGCAATGGATAATGTGCGCCTTTTGAGCAGTTCGGGCTTCGACCCGATCGTCAACGGCTCTTTTGAGGACGTGACGGGCCTCACCAAGACCGCTTACGGGTATCAGGGCATTGGTGCCATTCCCGGCTGGACAGACTACGTCGCAACCACCCGTTTGGATATTCACCAAGACACACGCTTCGGCGTGGTGCCTGCCGACCGATACAGCTGGTTGGATACCCGAGGGTCGTTCACCGCCGACCCGGATCACCCGGCGGGCGGCAACATCTACGTTTATCAGGACATCCCCAGCCTTGGGGCGGGAACCACACACACGCTTCTCTTCGACTACGCCGACGATGAAGATAGGGGAAACCGGGTCGAGGTGATCTGGAACGGCGTAGTGCAAGAGGTCGGAGGGCAGACATTGATCAACCCGATCGTGGAGCACATCATCGCCCAGAGCGTCAGTGTCCCGCCCGGCGACTTCGTTCGACTGCCGATTGAAAAGTCCATGGCTGCATCGAGCGACATCATCCAACTGAGGGCAGAGGGCGACTTTGCCCTCGCTGCCCACCTATCGCTGACGCTCAAGACAGCCGAAGCGTTCACCATTCTTTGAGGACAGCAAATGCCTATAGTGATCACAACACCCAAACCACCGCTGAACCTCTTTGAGGTCCGCAGAAACCCGCTCACAGAGGCGTGGCTCACCGTCTACGAGGTGCCGGAGTATCTGGTGCCAGCAACCGGTCCAAGCCCGGCAAGAACCATCGACGCTGCCGCCATCATCACTGGGTTGATCGTCTGCGCCGGGACTGCGACTGGGGTTAATCTTTCTCTGCGGGTCGTGAATGCCAGCGAAGAGAAGTTCAGCCTTTTGACGGAAACCTTTGTGCCATACGGCGACTTTTTGGCGGTCCCGATTGATCGGCAGGTTCTTCTATCGGGCGAACTTATACAGGCTCGACTTAATGCGACCCAGACAGCCGATGCCCACTTTAGCTTTATTCTAAACCAGCGCGAAGAGTTTGAGGTGATCACATGAGCAAGTTCAAATTTGGTTCCGGCTCGGATCAGTTTATCGGGAAGTCAATAATTTACTCGCTTCCAATCGCGCTGGACCCGGCTCAACACTTCGGCGCTCTTCTCGCTGCCAACGATGGCGTGCTTTATTACTCTGATGGCGTGGAGTGGAAGCCGCCTGTATTCACGCCGCCGATCTCTAGGCCCTATGCGCTCAACCCGACAACAACCGCAGAACAGCGGCTTCTGCGGCTAAGTCCGTTTTTCAGCTCATTTGATCTAACTCAGGTAGGCGTGGTGTTTGAGGCAAGCCTGAACGCTGATATGGGTGCGCCTTTTGTGGTGGAGAGGGTTCTCAGCACAACGCAAGATACCTACACCCTGAACATTGGTGACGGTTTGGAGCAGGGGCAGACTTTCTACTGGCGCGGCAAGTACCTTGGAACAGAAGATCAGGAAAGCCAATTTTCTTTACCCTTCGCGCAGGTGTTCCCAAACTATGTGGACACTCCGGAGGTTTTCAGAAATCCGGGTTCTGAACTCGCCAGCTTCTTGGTGAGCGAGTACAATAGCCCTTTCGCGCTCGGCTTTGGCGCGGCCCAGTGGCAGGTCTATGACAATGCTGAGGGAACGGGGGGGCCTATCTGGGCTGACAGCAACACCAGCAACGAGATCCTTGTCCCTGAAGAACTCACAGAAGGTGAGACCTACTACTGGCGGATGCGCTATAGCTCTACCAGCGGGCTGGCGAGTGACTGGACGGAGATTCAGTCTTACATCCAACCTGTCACTGAGATGCGTCTGACCATCGACACGAACCTGATCACAGGCACCACGATCAGCATCCCACTTTACACATTCAACACTCCAGAGCGTCCTTTTGACATAACCATCGACTGGGGTGACGGAACGGTTGAGAACAAAACCGTTCACGGGATACATTCCCACACCTACGCGACCAACGACATCTACAACGTCACGGTCAGCGGAAGCTGCGATTTTCTGGGCAATACAAACGCGGCGGAGTGGCTCGGCGTTCGTGCTATCACACACGTCGAAAGTTTCGGTTTTGGACTTGGTCTCAAAACTCTCGGTGGTTTCTTGCGCGGGTCTCGTTCTACACTGGTTCAGCTTCCAACCTCAATTCCCCCGACTGTGTTCAATATAGGAAACCTGTTCCGCGACAGTCAGATGAACCTAGACATCGGATCTTGGGATACTCAGTACGTCACAAATACAAGT